ATATCAGCTAAAGAAGCAGAAGCCATAGTAGCTACTACTGCTGCAGTTGAGTTATTGATTGTATATCCATATCTACCTGCACCATACAAACCACCTTCAGTAGCTTGTGTAGAACCTAATTTGTTACCTGCAGGAGATAAAGAATCTTTACCAAATGCACCACCATTACCGAATAAAGAAGAACCAGTAAAGTTTGGATTACCTGCTGGGTTAGTACCATATTTGAAATCCATGTAGAAAATAAGACCAGAAGGTAAGTTCATTGGTTGAACTGAAACGAATTCTTTAGCTGCGATAGAACCGAAGATTCTTCTTACTAAAGGTAACGCAACACCTGCCCATTCTTCAGAACCTGAAGATGTACCTGTTCTTGTAGCCTCATCTAATAATTGTTTTGCTTGGTTCTCTAACATTACTGCCATACCATGCTTAGAAGTTTCAGTACCTGCACCTTCTAATAAACCTGTTTTTTCCCATTTGCTTTTCAAACCTCTAGTTTGTTCAAGCATAATGCTTTGTGGGTTAGCACCTGTCATTAATTTTTTAATGTCCATTGTTTGTTTTTTAATATTTTATTTAATAATACCTGCTAATTTCTTAAATCTGTCAGAGAAATCTGTGTTCTCAGCAATTACTTGCTTAGATTGTGCTGGCTTAGTAGATTTTGTTACTTTGCTTGCGATTCCTTCAGAAATAGATTTTTTAGTAGATTTGTTTGTAGAGAATTTGAAGTTTTCTGCTAATGTAGAATACACCAATTTAACTTCTCTAACTGAATTTGTTCTATCCAAAGTTTCAATCACTTTAACTTTTTGTTCGTTAGTCATGTTGTGAGCTCTGAATAATTTGTTTGCGAATAATAACTTAGCGTTTAATAAGTTAACTTCGTTGATTGTTTTTTGTAAAGACTTGATAGTTTTGTAAGCTTCTTGTAAGTCTGCTTTCATTTCTTTCTCATCTTCTTCTTTTTCTTCATCAACTTTTTCTTTGTCATCTTTCATATCAGCTTCCATTTCACGTAAGATTTCTTCTAAGTCAACAACATCTTTGTTATCTTCTTTGTCATCTTCTTCCGCTTCATTAGTTACAACAACTTTTGGTGTTTCACCTTTGTCAGTACCAGCTTCAGAACCGTCTGCAAGATTTTCATACATGCTTCCTTCTTCACTTGGAACTTCTTCAGTTTCTTCCTCACCATTGATTGATGCTTCTAATTCACGAATGATTGCTTCTAAGTCCATATCATCTTCTGACTCTTCGTCATCAGAACCCATGTCCATTGAATCGTCACCCATTTCAGAATCCATGCTCATGTCATCCATGCCCATTTCATCTTCACCTTCTGCTGCTGCGAAAGGATTTTCTTCAGTTTCTTCTCCGTTCTCACCTTCTAATTCTGCAAGTCTAGCTTTCAATTCTGCAATTTCTGCATCTTTGTCATCACTAGCCATAGCATCATCTTGTGCGAATGGATTTTCTTCTTCAGAAATGTCTGCTACTTTCTTATAGTCAGTACCAGCTTGTTCAGGTTTACCACTATCTTTCTTTACACCAACTGATAAATCAGTCATTGCATCGTAAGCTGGGGTTGCACCTGGAGTCTCAGCGTATCCTGCGTCTGATTTAGACCCGATACCCGTAGACTTTAATTCTTCGTCAACTTTTTCTACTTCATCATCCTGTGCTTCAGCTTCTGCTCTCATCTTTTGAGATAAGATAGATTGAAGTCTAGGAGTAAAAGCTTCTTCAAGTGCGATTTTAGCGTTTGCTAAAGCAGTTTCTTTAACGGCTTTGGCATCAGCGATTGCTTCTTTCAATAATTTTGAATTTGCCATCTTGTTTTTTCCTTAAATTTGTTTGTGAAGTTATTCTTGTAGGGAACTCCAATGTAATTATGTTGATTGTTCGGTCACACCTTATAAGAAGGGTATTCATTAATCAACTCTGTCTTGTAATCTTATAATAAAAAATAAGATATTTGATAATATATATGTAAATTTTTTAGAAAACTAAAGAAAACTACTAAAATAGTTTGTTTTTTCTTATAGTTTCTTCTTTTTGTAACCTCTTTCTTTTGGAAGGTTTAATAAAATTCTTCCTTTCTCTAAGTTCTTCTATTTGTTTTATGGACTGAATTCTCTTTTTGTAATCTTTTATTGCCCACTCTATATTTCCACCCTTAACACTTACTACTAACATTCTTCTATTGTAAATTTGTCAACTTGTATTTTGTTGAGTATAATAAAGTTACAATCGTATCTATATCGTTTTGTAACCAACTCATTTGTAATTTTTCGTCTTTTCTTAATTTTGCAACTGCTGCAATCAATTTATCAAAATATGAAATAACATTTTTGATATCATTATTTGTATCCAATCCACTAACAGGTTGTAATTTAATTAATCCGTATTGTCCTTGATATGCTTCAACTAAACCATCAACTAAGCCTGCAATATTAAGATAGTATAATTGTAATGCAGAATGTGTAGAAAATGCACCAACACCTTTAACTCCTAAATGAAATGAATGTGCTTGTGTTCTACTATGTAATAACAATGATGCTAATTGCTCCATTTTTGATTTCTTATTTTCTTTTTGAATTTATATGTCAAACCCTGTTCTTCTGCTTCATCTTGAAAAGCTTTTTGTAACAATTTAGTTAATTCTATATTCAATTCTTCTAAATTTATTTCTTTATCACTTTTAAATTTATTTAATTCTGATTTTACTTCCGGCCAACCCATCAATGCATAAACTAATGTATCACCTGGACCTTTTTCTTGTACATAATCATCTATTTTTCCAATAAGAGATTTGTTATTTCTTAAACCTTTTAGAATTTGTTTTAAAGCTTTACTAATAGGAACACTATGTCCTGAATAATATGCATCAACTTTATCTGCTAAATTATTAAAGAACATTTGGAAAAATGCAAATAAGGCAATTCCACCCAAAATAACGACCAATGATGATTCGTTTATTTTTTCTTTGGTTTCCATTTATTTTTTACAAGTTTTACACTCATTAATACCCAATCTTTCGGCCATTTGTTGTTCGGTAATATCTGCTATTTCAAAATATCTTCCTAATACATGTCCCATATCTTCGTATAATGCTTCTAATCTTTGTTCTTGTGCGGTAGCTTCTTGTGCTTCTTTTTCAAATGCAGCTTGAAACTTTTTTAATTCAGTCATATTTCTTTTAATAGTAACTCTATCAAACCAGTCACCACCTTCTCTCAAAGTATATTCTTGTGCTGCATCTGCAATACCACCCAATGATTCTGCAACTTGTCTAATATCCGATTTTCTACTCATACCTTCTCTATGTTGGTTGTATGTAGATATAATTTCTAAAAAATGTCTTTTTAGTTCTGTTGGAAGTTGTTGAAACTCTTCGGTTTCTTTTAATATATCTTTTAACTTTATCATTATTATTTCTTTAAAATATCGTTTTTCTTAATTTTATTAATTGCTTGCATTAATTGTTGTTTATCCATTCCTAATGAGTCAATTATTCTTGCTATTACCAATTGTTCTTTTTTTCTTGGTAAATTATAACTTTTAATAATATTAATAGTTCTATCCAAAAATTTTTGCATCTGTGCAGGTAAGTTTGTATCCATATCTTCTATGGCCTCACTTTTCAATTCTTTACCAGGTATTAAATTTACTAATTTCATTTTATTAATTAAGTTCTATTATAATTTCTCTCATTAAATCTTGTGACTTACACCACTTACCACATTCTTCTGCTATCTTTGCCCATTGTTTTGATTCTTGTAATGGTGCCATAAATGCTCCATGTGTTGATGGGTTAGATACAAAGTCCCAACCTACCAATTCAAAATCTTCTGCTACCATTACAGTACCATCTCTTAATTCTTTTACTGAACCCAATCCTCTAGATGAAATACCTAAACGAATATTGTTTTTTAACAATTCTTTTAAGATGTTTCCAGATGGTGTTGAAAGTATTTCTACCACTCCACATACATCATCACCTTCCCAATAGATTTCTCTAATGTTATGTGATACATTCTTTAAATTAATAACCGGAGACTCAGGATGGTCTAATTCACCCAATGCTCTACGTTCTTTAATAAGTTGTTGATACTTTTGACACTCTCTTTCTAATATTTCTTTAGGATATCTTCTATTATTTTGATTTGGAGCACCTGCTCTTTGTAGGATTCCCTTAACTAAATAAGTTCCATTTTCTTCTTGTTGAAGTTTTGCCTCAAACAAATGTGTTTCTATCAATAATCCTTTACTCATTATTTTTTATTTCTTAATGCTGCTAAATCAGAACCTTCAATCTCACCATCACCATCAACATCAATTTTCTTTTGACCTGCTGATAATTCGGCTTCGTTGTATCCTGTTAATTTACCTTCTGATTTTGCTTTATTTGCTTTATCTACTGCGGTAAAGAATTTAACTTTTTCTGCATCGGACATATCAGGAATAGATTTACCTGTTCTATCTAACATATGTTTGAATAGTTGTTGGTAATCACTTTCTTCTTTTACAACTTGTCTAATAAGTTCTTTTAATTCTGTATGTTTCATTATTCTGATATTTGTCTGATTTTTTGGTCTAATTTTAATAATCTCTCTTGTATACTATAAATATGACTATTTGTCCTTTTCCAATAAGATTTGTTATCTACACCACTTTCATTTTTAATCTTACCATACCAATTAAGAAATCTTTCCATTTCTTTTAATTGTTTATTGATATTAGATATACCTCTACCTATTTTAGCTTGAGCAGTTGATTCATCTTGTTTCAATGCCAACCATCTATTTTCATTAACCGGTGTGTATCCTGTAAGGTCTGCTTGTCTTTTAGCTTTTTTCTTTTCACCATCTTTACCACTAAATGCATATGGAGTATTATACCCTTCAATATTACCTGTGGTGTTCATTTCGTCAATCATTCTTTCTCTCACCATCTTACGAACAATTTCTCTTATTTTATTAAGTTGTTCTGTTTTTAATGTTTCTGGCATTTTATTCTCCGTTTAATTTTAAGCTAATAAATATGCATTACCAGATGTTACTACAATACTTCTAACATAACAAGGAACTGGCTCTCCGATTGCTAAATGTTCTAATTTCATAGTAGAGTGATTATTAGTTTGTGCAATTGTACCACTTAGGTTATTATCA